AGAAGACATTCCACACATCGAACATGCACCTCTTCCACCCAACTCGGGGCATCCACAAGTATGCGAATGCTGAAGAGATTCTCCGGGACTTTGTGGAACTCCGATTGGAACACTACAAGAAGCGAAAAGCACATCTTGTAGATGTGTTACAGAAGAGGGCTGCGATGTGCGGACACAAATCAAAGTTTGTGTCTATGGTCATAGAGGGAAAATTGGTAGTCTTCAAAAAAAAGAAAAGAGACCTCGAGTCCGAAATGTCGCAAACGTTCCCGAAAATTGAGGGAAACTACGACTATCTCCTCAACATCAAAACGGTGCAATACACAGAAGAGTCTGTAGAATCCCTAATCAAAGAGGCTAAGCAGGCTAATGAAGATTTGGAACGTATAATGAAAATGAGTCATATCACAATGTGGAAAATGGATATTAAAAATATGTAAATACTAGTAAGTATGGGTGAAGCCGCTAAGATTTCCCTTAATGCTATTGGAAAACAGGACACCCACCTGCTTTCCAAAGACCCAGAAGAATCTTTCTTTAACTACGAAGCCCCACCAAGACACTCAGAGTTTCGAAAATATCATAGAAGTCATCAAGTTGTAAATAAAGGACAAATAGCTGGATGGCCGTTCGGAGAAACTATTAAAGTTCAATTCAACCCAACCAATATGGGTGATTTATTGAGCAATATGTGGTTGAGTATCACGATGCCCGCGCTAAGTTCGGGTGAAAATTACGCAGATCAATTGGGTAGACACTTACTCAAAAGTGTGACTATGTTTGTTGATGAATTGGAATTAGAAAAAATATATGACGATTGGGGAATTATATATGATGAACTGTATTTAGAAATGTCAGAGAAAGTTGCAAACAGATTTCTTGTAAACAGAAACATAGGATATGATAAAACCCCTGAAGTGCCAAATCCCACGGTCGCACAAAGTAAAACCGATCTAGTTATACCCCTCCATTTTTTCTTTTCAAGGAAATTTTCAAGTGATGAATATTCATCAAACAAACCAAATAGACCATACTTCCCCTTGTGTTCTGCATACAAACAAAAACTTACATTTGAACTCGAATTCCACAAGGAATCATTCTTCTCAAACACAGCCCTAAATTTGGAAATATCTTCATTTGACCTCATAACCGAAGAGATTACAGTCAGTGCGGAAGAAAAAAACTTTTTATTAAAAGAGAAACAAACTTTAATTACAGATCTAGTCAGAAAACACCCAACTACAGTAAGTGTCGTTGGTGAAGATACAATTAAAACGAATCTCGTACCCAACATTCCAGTCAAATGTTTACATTGGTTTCTCAGGAATACGTCATTTGAGGATGAAAATGTATCAACTAATGCATGGGGTTTTACTGCATCAAATGCTGAAACGTATGCGTATCAGAATAGATTCAATTTTTCATCTAACGCAGCCTTCATACACCAAGAATCGATTTTTAACCCTATAATGGAATCTACAACACTCTCACTAAATGGATTTAAACTACCAAATCTCTTAGACACCGGGCATACATATTATAAATATCTCGTCCCATCAAGAAATCGATTAGCTAGACCTTACAGGAATATATATACGTATAGTTTCTCGATGAATCCGATCAATGTGGAACCATCGGGAAACTTTGATTTCAGTGAAATTAAATCTGATAAAACCTCTATAGAAGTAAAGTTGGACACAGCCCCTATAAACCCTGTGTATAGACAAGCCGTCGATGTGTCTTCGAATACATATTCCCTAAATATGTATTACACCGGGTATCAAACTTTTACATTCGAAGGTGGATTTATGTCGATTGCTTATTAAATAAAAAACCGCGATTATCGTTAATGTAATCGATTATGTTGTTTTTGATACACCATTTGATGAAATTTAACTGAGCAAGTGTCGTTTGGATTTCATGAGATGTTCCTGGGACTACATAGGGGAATTTTGTAGATCGACAAAATGGATCGAATAATTTTTTACTATACCCATCTAAGCTTGACTTATAAGCGCAATGAACGGTGAACAACTTACCATCGTTGGTCGTGTATGTCGTGTTATGTTTTTTTGCATAATTTGTGATAAACCACTCCAAATTACGAAGAGATATTCCCGTCGTCTTATCTAGAATGTTCAATAGTTTAGTTTTATTCTTGTCTTCGTTGTAAAATGTATTTATAGATGTTAGTAGAATATCTGATTTACTCATTGTTAAGTATACTTTTCAAATCTATAAGCCTGTTAGATATATTACAGGCTGGACAAGATTTAAGAAACATTATGTCATTCCCATGTGTGTGTACTGGTTCGCTGGTTAGAACTCGTTGCCTTATTTTTTCACCCTGTTCTTTGTGATGTCTACAATATCCATTGTGAATGCCCTTAAACATACACCTTCGTCCATCACTTTTTTGTCCCTTACACAAAGTAACTGAACATATCTCTGGAAGATCCCTTAATAAAATGTTGAGGGATATTCCGTGCTTTTTTGAAATTGTCTCCGCATATTCATTAAATAGTGTGTTCATTCTCTCATTCAGTTCTTCTTCTATCAGTTCAACGATTTTATCTGGAATACTCATTTCTTATAATATTATAGCTCGAAGTTTTTAAATATGTCTTCAACACTAACACTTTTTTTAATTCTATGTTCTTTAATACGTTCTCGTAAATCCGATACTTTACCAGTGTCATCCAAATTTAATTTTTTACATTCCTCAATCAATTCCTGTTTTTTCATACCAGTCAACGAGGGTTCCTTTTTCTTCTTCGGTGGTTTGTGTTGATCAATGATTTCACCAAAAATTTCCTGTTTGGTGTTTTCAAATAAGGGTTCGAGTAAATCACACACAGGATTTAAAAATTTGTTTTGGAAATAATAGTGATAATCCACTGGGATATCATGTTCTTCAACAAACTTCGGATCCTCTGATTTTTCGAAAGCTCTAGCTTTTGGATCTCCCGTCTTTGTGAGTAAATAGGGAACACGATCACCAGATTGCGGTTCCGAACCCGGTTTACGTTCTCGCATCTTTACTACAACCTGAACATGTGCCTGGTTAATGTTCACACTTTCCGGACTCGTAATAGAGACATTTTTACCATCAACTTTATATGTGTCCGATAGTGATTGACTCAAAATCAATTTTTCGTGGGGAACATCACCCGAAAGAAGTTCAATAGCTCGCTCCTTTGCAAGTTCTCTGGGTGGACCGGGATCACTTGATGTGAGAACTACATCCAATAGTTCTTTACACACTTCCCTCACATGAGGTGTATTGTCTCTACGAACAACTTGGAGACCTTTGATGTCTATATAGTCCATATGCATTTGATCGTCTTTTCCCTTCGTCCACAATTTGGCGGCGTATCTCTTTTTAGAGTATAGAAAATAAGGCCAATATACCTTTTCTAACTCCAAATTATTTGGCTTCTTGAATAGAGCACTACATTCTTCCGCGGCGCGTTCTCCAACTTCCCAGCTGTATTTAACCGCATCCACCCCCTTACGATCACCCACATCGAACTCAACCATCACCGAATCAGTGTCTCCGTATCTCACCTTCGCGCCTGGGAAGTTCTCTTCTACATATTTTTTCGTCTCGTCAATCATACCTCGACCCCGACACGTTGTAGTAGAAGCAATTGGAACACATGGTAAAATACCCTTACCAGCCCCCGTAAAACCGTAAACGGAGTTCATCGAAACTTTGTAGGCCAATTGTTTACCATTATAGACCTCTTTCATAGAACCCGTTGCTGCGGCCATATCTTTCTTGGCCTTTTTACGAAATTGTTTAAGCTCTAAAAGAATACTCGGTAAAAGACTTTCCACACCTTGAGCAAACTTATATTTTCGATCCCCAATTTCGAACGTTTCATATGTGATACCCGGAACATTTCCATAATTCTTTTCATCCATGACATACGTAGAATAACAAAGATTATGAGCCATCATGATAGAGGGATACAGTGCTTCAAAATCCAGTGCTGTGATTGGAGTGTAATATGCACCCTTTTGAGCCTCTAAAACTGTGGCACCCTCATAGGGTTCTTCAGGTATCGCACCATAACGAATAGTTGGGACCATAAACCCCATTTCACGGGCCTTCTTAGTCAATTGACTAAATACCTTAATCTGTTGCCCTCGTTCCACAAGATAACATAACGGAACCCATGTCGCTTTTGCCATCTCTAAAAGATTCAAAAGAATACACATCTTTTTCAACAACTTGTGGGGCAGTAAAGTATCCTTAATACAATAGTCTGCAACTTCACCCAACTTATCTGGATCACCCTCGAGATATCGAGCAAACATCTCCTTTGGGGACATGTCTAATTTTTGGTCACCGATGTATAATTTTGAAACATTGTTCAAACTGTAAGAATCCAACTTGTAACCCTTCTTGACCTCGTGAAACATATCAAAAACGAAACGACCGGACATAGGGAAAAGTTTCAGAAGATTGTCCCCTAGAGCACTCGAACTCAATTTTTTCACAACAATTTCACAACTCTGATCTTTGAGTTTCCCAAGCTTGAAGAAGTTAGAGTTGCACCCACAAATAAATGCTCGTTTGTATATGTATTCAAGATCAAAACCAAATATATTCCAACCCGTTATAATATCTACATCCTTTTCTTGTATATATTTCTGAAAAGCCTCAAGCATTTCACGTTCAGTGTCAAAACTCCTCACATCGGGTCCACTCGTATTTTTATAACACAGACATATCTTTTCGTATGGCTCATCGGTACCAAACTTACATAGGGAAATCGCAATCTGAAAACACGCATCCCCATTAACATCAGCATCTGGAAATTTTCCTGTGGAACTGTTACATTCAATATCAAAAGATGCTACTACAAATGGTGCAATATCATCCCTATTAACGGGTGTCAATGTAGTCCAATCATTACAAAATAGATCAATATCTACATTAGCCAGATGAGAGCGAACACATTTATCACCAGTGTCTAACCATCCCGTTGATTGTATACCAGTTCGATGCATCAGGCGAAGAACTGGGTCTAAATTTGATTCATATACTTTAGCTTTAAAAAGACCAGAAGAATATAAATGCAGTGGACGCTTTAAAAAATAGTCCACACGACGACGCGTTTGGAGGTTTACAAAATCTATCTTCATAAAACGGAACATCTGATTATTTTGAAACCCCCAAACATCCTTGGAATCCATAACCGAATAAGAGATTACACATTCAGGACATTTTTCATCGATAGTTTTATAAAGCTCCTTTGCTGAAACTCTCGAATCGAGTTTAATAAAAAAGTAGGGTGTAAATGACGTAGTTACACATATGGATTTCTCAGTTTCAGTTTTACCAAAAATACTTATCAAATGTTCGTCATCTTCGTCACGAGCTTCCCAAGTCAGAGCCTGAAAAACTACCATATGTTTATTATGAGCCAGATTTTTAATATCATTTATTAATAAATGTCAGCTGCTTTAATCGAACTTGTTTCGGTAGGTGCCCAGGATGTCTATATCACAGGAGACCCAGAGGTCAGCTTTTTCCGTCAAAATTACAAACGACACACCAATTTTGCCATGAAGCCAGAGCGCTTAGATTACATCGGCACATTCGGTGCGAATAACGAAGTTACTATCCCCATCCGCTCCAAGGGTGACCTCATGAGCTACATATGGATTGAAGACGCCAATATCGCTGGTATTGACAACAACAGTAATGGGTTATTTTCAGGAAATGCATCGTCTCCAACCGAATTCCAGTTGTGGATCGGTGGACAAATGGTGTGCACCCTCGACTCTCTTTTTATTCAGGGTGTTCACAACCCCCTTCTCCGTGACAATGCAGCAAAGGCTTCTGCGACTGTCACCACTAACACCCAAAAAACTAACCACGGTGGAAATCATTACATGATTCCATTCTTCTTCGGTGAAGACTGGACTAAATCCCTTCCTCTCGTTGCTCTCCAGTACCATGAAGTTGAAGTTCGCATCAAATGTCGCGATGGATACACCCCCGATGGAACACCAAAGGTATATGGTAACTACATCTACTTAGATACAGATGAACGTAAATTCTTTACAGACAATGATCATGAAATCCTTTTTACCCAAACACAATACCAACCAGCCACTAACACTGACACCAATGTGGATCTCAGTTACTTTAACCACCCCGTGAAATCTCTTCACCTCGTATCAGGAAATGCTACATCTTCCAACTGGGACTCTGAGTTCACGTTTTCAAAGTCTTCCCTCTACATCAATGGCGTTGCTCTATTTGAAGATACATCTCCAGTATATCACCACAACGTTGTTCCCGAAATGCACAGTACAGATCTTCCCGATGAGGTTCTCTTAGATCTCCCCACCTTCACATGGCCATTCTGTCTCAACTTGAGCAAGATGCAACCCTCAGGAACCCTAAACTTCTCGCGCATCGACAATGCCAAACTCTCGATTGTTGGACCAACGGGTGGCAACGCACTTCACCGCGTCTATGCAGTGAACTACAATATCCTCCGTATCAAGAATGGTATGGCCGGTGTCGCGTTCGGTAATTAAATCCCCATTATTGTAAATGAAAATGAAATGGATAACGTAATGAAAGAACGAATCGAAGAACTGAAAAATGAGATGACACGAAAGGGGCGGGAACTCGATCGCCTAAGTGAAATCATAACCGATGGAAGTTAAGATAATGTCTAAACGAAAAGCAAAACTGTCTCGTAAAATTGGTAGTATCAAAGTACCAATTTTACGCGAGTGTATAGACACTGATTTTTCTTTATTTTCTATTCAACCCCAAATCTTTTTGACTCAAGGATTTCCTTAGTCTTCTCATACATCCTTGTACCGTGGAAGGTTTTATCCTTCACTTCATCCCAAATCTCTAGACGACCCTCCAAAAAGGATACAAAACTACCTGGGTTTCTCGAAGACCTGTAACGAACCCTCTCACCCCCAAGAGCTTTGTTCATCGCATCTACACGAGAATCCATTGATTGTTGTAGACACTGCTCAGGTGTGAGACGAGTTGAAACTTCATTTTTATTTTTACCGACCATTTACTATTCATAATAGTAAATTCTTTATATTCATGAACAAACATGACCACCTTGTAGCTTTTGTCGCAGCAGCTGCAGTTGCTGGATCAACCATTTTTTACTTTAGTTTTTTTATTTTTTTTCTGGAGCAAGGCGCCTATTGATATCAAAGCCTATACGTCCTGTTGAAAATATAGAACACACACAAGCACCTAGGAGCATCGCCATCATTGGTGGTGGACCCTTGGGGAGAGGACCCAACTTTTGAATAACATTGACAAACATAAACATACAACAAACAAACGAACCAATCGTCGAAAGACGCAATGGTGTTTTGACATTATACATCTCTGAAGTAGTTGGTAGTAAATTCATCCCTGGGATAGATGGGAGGAGATTAGAAACCCCAGGAATCATTAAGATAGGAATCATTTATTGTATACACATATTTAAAAATCTGAATACTTAATTTTATATCCTTCTGTACTGGGAGTATCCTCGGCATCTGGAGATGGTTCCTCTACGGGTGCGGGGTCCGCACTGGGTCCCGCACTGGGTCCCGCACTGGGACCAATCGTCTCGTCTTCCTTGGAAGCAAAAACAATTAAGGCTGCAACTCCGGACGACATCATAGCCAAAATTAGTAGTGTGATGGCGAGAGCAGGTTTCATTTTAATATATACTAACAAAAATTTTTTGTAAGATCATATTCTCTTTTATGTAATTCAAAACTCGATGATGATATTTTTGCCTTTAGTTTCAATAGTTCTAAAACAGTATCTTCATCCAAAAATTTTAAAAATTCTCGTTTTGATTCAAGATCATTAAGTATAAATTGTTCCTTTTTCGCCTGGACGTAGGGCCATACGTGTTTACGTAAGGATATAAGCTCAGTTTCAATCTTTACAAGTTGGGGGAGAATAACCTCTCGAATGAGTATATTTGTTTCACGAAGATCGTCTTTGAAGTCAGTCATGAGTATTACTCAAATGCAATCTTTAAACGCCTAAGTTATATATTAAAATTTTAATTTAAATCAAAATGACAATCATAATTACAGACACCAAAAAAAACTTTCTTCGCAAGATAAGTGGAGGCATTAATACTTTGATGGCTTCATCTTATCTGTCCGATGAAATCGGTCTACAACCATTCGGAATAGTTGAAGAATTTATTTCAAGAAGGTTGCTTGTATATGATACAAATGCTGTTGGTGTACCGAGACATTGGTTCTCTGATTACAAATTTGATTTAGAATTGGATACCATGTCTGACAATGAACTATCTGAATTTCTTCTTTACTTGGATAATGTAGATATAACTATTAAACGAGTATTCAGTGAAGCATATTTGTCATATGACGATATGAATGACGATGAATATGATTACGCAAAACTTATAGAAAACAACTATGTAAATAGTTTCAAAGATTTTTTAAGTATAAAGAATTAGATTTAGTTTGTAATATGATTGTGCCACTTGTTGCACTTTGTTTATTTAAAATCGGATTAATTCCGCGGACAGAACCATACGTCGTAAAAAGGTTTAGACTGCGTGAACTAAAACAATTACCAAGAGATTGGGAAGATGATAAGATGACTGCTAAAAGTGTCATATCAACTATAAACGAATTTTCCAAAGCTTACTATGCATCAAGTTTCGAACCCATATTTACCATACGAGGTATGAAACCTATTGAAAGTATATTCAGAGAATATATAGGTGGGGATACCGGTAAAGACCTACTTCTGATTTCAAAACGGTGTATATCCGATGCACTCATAAATGAATTTAACTTGCAAGAGATCAAGAATATGCTTGAAAATTGGAAGGGTGAAAATATTGATGAAGTTCGAACACTATTGTCACACTACATGTATAAACTTGAATCGTTTACAGAACAAGAAGAAGAAGAGCTTAAATTAACTGGGTTTTTCACTGGATTGGATGATGTAATTGAAAGTTTCCTAGGAGAAAATAACTATAAAACTTTGGAAATCATGATTCTCTTTTTTGAAAAAATGGATGAACTTAAATGTCTGATATAATGACATATCTGAATGGTTCATGTGAGTCTGGAATACATCTCATCACCTTCGGTCCCCCGTGTGTAATACTGACAGAATAAGTATCATCCTTGTATCCTTTAACTTTAGCACCTGATGGTAAAATCATAGACTTTATGGGTTTATCAAACGTATATCTAGAACTCATAGGTTTTGTAATTATAATAGGATTCTCGGTTAGAATGCGCGACTTGTAATCACAATCAGCAAAGAAGAATATCTCTTTACCGTTAACCTTATCTTCCCAGTCTTTGATTCGCTTACGTTCTTTGCGCGCTTTATCCCATTTTTCGTAAAGTAAATATCCCGACACAGATATGAAAATTAGAAATAATATCAATAATATAGGAACAAGTGTATTCATACTATAGTTATACTATACTTTTTTTTCATAAATCTACGGACACCCCCAAATGTGGGATAACTCCATAGGTACCACCTAGACCAAAAACCAGCACTATCTACTCCACCTAACTTCCAGTCCTCCTTGTCACTGGTGGTTACGTTGAGCATAAGCTTCTGAATTTTTCGGGGATCCTCTTCCTCCATCACACGTCTGGGTATTTGACCCCCGTGGCGAAGAACATAGGAACGCATTCGTGAAGGATTCTTGTGTTTGGTGTAGTCGGAATATCCACGTGCACCAAAGTCAACAGTCCTGCCGTCTTCTAGTATCGCCCTGAACTTCTTCCTCGGGTTCGGGCTACGAATAATTTTGACGCGCATACTTATAATTTACAAGGATTTATTTCTGGCACGCACCACAGTACGCCTCCTTCTTGGGGAGGAAGAAAAGGTGCTCTGGGCCACGCTTCACACGGTAAAGGTGGTCATAGAGGTGGAAGAGACCGTAGGCAACAATAGCAGTGCCCAAAACGGGGCTCTTCATCTTGCGGGTAGTCCACGCATGGTACGCGATGAACGAGACGAGGAGGATCTGAACAATGGTGAGCGCTGGGAGAGCTGGCATCTTGAAGCGATGCTCAACAGTCTTGACGTCATCGGTTGGTTCTGGGGTTGGGTCCATATATTCACGCTTGCCGTATCCGGGCATTTTTATTATCTACCAAGAAAATAATGTGGCCTCTTCTGATTATTACACCCGCCATTTTAATTTTTTGTGATTACATGAAAGCACCGATAGATTTGTTGTACTTTACAAATATATGGAGACCTGTGGTTGGTATGCAAAACACACTGAGAGATATATTCAAACCTCACCACTTTCACCCCGGACTTTTATTACTGAAACTTCACTATAAAAAGATACGCGAAGAGTTTCTAAAAGTTTCACCAACACTGGAAAAGAAATATTACCACGACTTAGATCCTTGGTTTGAAAATAATACGAACTACTACTATTATAAAGTTAAACATTTTCCAGTTCTCTATGGGTTAATCAAACAGATTTCATGTACACGTGACTTCGCCGAGCGCGCCGCGTTCGCCGTTGTAGATGGTCCTATGACTATAGCTCCCCACCGAGCTGAATCAAATGAACTATTGAGATACCATCTCACTATACAAAGTGATGGTGATTGCACGTTGTATACTGAAAGTGGTTCGCATGTCCACGTGGACGGCGACGATTTTATATTCGATCACGCTAGGTACCATGAACTCGTAAAAACTGGAACAAGTACACGAGTTGTCCTCATTTTAGATATTCATAGATGATTACGACAGGTAGCTATATACATGTCACTCCCCCCAATGAGTTCAAGCTCTTGATTTTCTACAATCCTCTTAGTGAAGGGTCCAGGTGTTCCATCTTTACAACGCATACAGAGAGCAGACAACTTTGTGACCTCACACGCGATTGGAATGCAATCCAAGAGTTCACCAAACTTATTTTGAAATGAATCTGCGTCAAGACCTGCTATGATTACATCCTTATTTATACACATGCAACACTCAACAAACTTTTTGAGACGGGGGAAGAATTGAGCCTCATCGATGGCTATGATGTCCGCGTTATTAAACTCCTCCTTGTTTATGAGTTCGAAAAGCTCATAGACCTTGAAACAATCAAACTTTACATTGTCGTGGGTCTTCAAAACTTCATCGGGGGAACGGGTATCCTTAGCAGAGTTGACAACCAAAATTTTCTTACCAATGATCTTTAAACGCTTAAGTCGTCTGATTAGTTCAGAAGTTTTACCTGAAAACATATTTCCCATAATTATCGAAAGCCCCATCCTATCTCACTAATATAATCTTGTATTTTTTATATGGGTGAAATACATCGATGTCAATTTCTTAAATACAGGGGGTCCTACAACCCTGCGACGGGGCGTGTCAGGTTTGGGAATCACCTGTTCCCAGATATCCACACCGCTGTAAAATTTCTCAGTAAAAAGTACGATGCCTCTCTCAGACGCCGAAATCACCAAGAAGGTTGGGCAGTTGCGGAAAACGGAGGGCAAAATCTACGCACCCCTCAAGTACTTCAGGGGGCTTGAGACCTTGGGGCAGGTCGAGACTCGCTACAAGAAGATGCTCAAGAGGGACTACAAAGATTTCAAGACAGACAGTGGGGTCAAGACCCGTACCTCCTCCTACACCCAGAAGTTTAGGAAAAAATATGGACCGGAGGTCAAGTCTCTCCCAGATATCTCGAAGGCCACTGGGATACCTCTAAAGACCCTCAAGACGGTCTATAATAGGGGTCTCGCTGCGTGGAGAACCGGGCATCGTCCGGGAGCCTCTCCACAAGCGTGGGGGTACGCGAGAGTGCATAGTTTCGCCACTAAGGGGAAGACGTACTACACGGCGGATAAGGATTTGCGATAAACCATTCATCTATTCTCTTCATCATGGAACGCTTATCTTCTTCTGTATAGTTGGCACCCTTTTCCTGATTCGTATTGTCAATCAACCACTGAGAGTTCAGATAGTGCCAACAATATTTATTATCATCCGGTAAGTTCCATACACTACATGGAATGATTTCGTCTATCTGAACCTTATCATCATCCGTTTTTGGGCGACCGTATCTAACTTCAAAAAGGTTATGGAGATACATGTCCCACTCTTTTGGGGTCATACAAAGGTCTTCCACTGAATGTGTAGTCTTTACACCTCGCAACACTTTATACCGCCGATCGCGCCTTAAATTAATATTATACCCACATGGGTCACATATATTGCATTGAGAGCGCCGACGACCGTGCTCGCAGATTGATGACCCATCGCAATCCTTGCATCTATAGCGCTCACGACCGTGCTCGCATATCTGTGACCCATCGCAATCCTTGCATCTAGAGCGCTGACGACCGTGCTCGCAGATTGACGCCCCACCACAATCCTTGCATTGAGAGTGCCGACGACCGTGCTCGCAGATTGATGACCCATCGCAATCCTTGCATCTATAGCGCTCACGACCGTGCTCGCATATCTGTGACCCACCGCAATCCTTGCACCTAGTGCGCTGACGACCGTGCTCGCATATCTGTGACCCACCGCAATCCTTGCACGTACTGCGCCGACGACCGTGCGGACATTTCGGATGAACATATTTTGGTTTTGATGATGTTTCTGGAATAGTAGGGCACGGAACACAAAAAGTAAAAGAATCTAGTGTAGTCTGAATCATCTCATTTAACAATCTTAAAGTCTCGGCTTTATATAAGTTTAAATGGAGAGTCGCCGCCCCCTCCCCCTCCGTTTCATGTCTGTGCCCAAGCAGGAAAGGCCCCGTATAAGTTGGGAAGAATACTTCATGAAGACTGCCCAGCTCGCGTCCGTCAGGTCTCCGTGTGAGAGACTCCAGGTGGGGTGTGTCTTAGTGAAGAACAACCGCCTCATCAGTATGGGCTATAATGGATTTCTGGGTGGCTGCGAACACAAATCCATAGTGAGGGACAACCACGAACAAGCCACGATACACGCGGAGATCAACGCGGTCACCGATG